TGGAAGCTTCTCTCGTCGTCCTGTGCGCTTGTATGCACCACTTGCATTCTTAGGCTCACTTTTTTCTTTCCTTGCCCAACTTCGAATAGTTGCCAAATAGTTTTTATAAGTCTTACCAGATGATTCACAATACTCAGATAGCCGTTCTATTCGCTCTTGATAGTCATTAGGGAATTCTATTTTGAGTTTCTCCATCTGCTCATCTGACAAAAGAACATTTTTATACTCTCCGTATTTATGACGGATGGGCTTAGCCTTCGTTTTTTTCGAAGGCGTTATATCTTTTATCTCTTTACTAACCTTACCTAACCTAACCTTACCTAACCTAACCTGTGTATCCATTTGGTGTACCGTTTGGTTGTCATCTGGTATACCAAGTTTTTCATCATGTTTAGGAATTTCTTCTGCAAATGTGTAAGCCTTGTTATCTTTGTCCGCTAGTAAAGCTTTTTCATCCTGATATAACGTAGGTTTGTAGCGATCATTACGAATATAGTTGTGTATTTTCCAATGTTTAATGACGATCACGCCACTCTCGAAAACTAAGATGAATCTTTTTGCCATAAGCAGTTTTAAATCATCATCGCCACAACCAACCATACGTTGTATTTTTTTGGGATTATTAATAAATCCGTCGTCATCTGCGCGCATTGATAGATGGAAATATAATGCCTGTGTCGATAAAGGCATATCTAGGAATGCATCAGAATCAATAATTGTCTTTGCGAACATTCTTCTTTCTGCCAAAATTATTCCTCCTCATCCACGACGATAATCGTGTACTGGTAACAAGTCTCTGTAATTCCGTTTACTAATCTATTTGTCTTAATTTTTTCAACACTAATATCGCTTTGTTCAGCTTGTGTACCGATGAAAGCAAATATCATGATTTCTAAGAATAATTTGTCTCTTGGACTCATTTTTTTATACTTAGTGCGCCATGTTTGTTCAAACGCTACTGCGTTTAAATTAATCATCATTAGCCCCCGATTCTTAATTTCTTGATTGTCTCCTGGTTTAACTTAATCCCTTTGATTTGATACTTATTTTTGAAATTAATCACACCTATTTTGTGCTTCTCTGTGTGATGGATTCTGCAGAGTGCTGCAAATGTGTACTCTGAATGATCAACTTCCTTGCGCTTTCGTCTTCCCAGCGCTTTGTCAAAGTGATCGATATCAGCTCCTGTTTTGCCACAGATGCAGCAGACTCTTTTTGTAATGCATTTGTAGAAGTAATACTCTTGATTCGCTGGTAAAATCTCATAGCCTTCTTTGAAAGGAATATGATGTTCAAAGATAAAATCTAAGATGATATTTGCTAAGACGTTAGCATCACTCACAGTCGTATTCGATTCATCTTTGAGGCTTATTTTGCGCCCTGTGACACCTTCAAAGCGGAAGTAAAAGAATTCCTTCCAGAAGTCCGTTGGCATGCCTGTATCGATGAAAATATCGCCTATGAGTGCATAGATGAAGTTTCGTTGCTGTACAGTGAAACGTCTAGGATCAATAAAACGAATTTCAATGACTCGATCGCCATCATATCCGTCGTACATAGTCTTCAAACGTTCAATGTTCACTTCTTCATTGATCGTTGCGCCTATGTCTTTCCCTTTGAACTTTTTCAGAACCGCTGAATATGAATCGATTAATGGTTTAAACACTCATATCACTTCTCTTTTGTTTCTTCTCTGTACTGATCTTCAAGCCAGTTAACGCCACGTTTTAGAATGCCCAAGTCTCTCTTGGTCCATTTACTGTCATCAGCGGTTATAGAAGCTGCATCAGTCAATGCAACAATTGCTTCATCAATCGATTTTTCGTACTTGTTAGCAACCAGTTGTAAAGCATCCAAGAATAGCTTTTTGCTTCTTTGAGTAGCTGGTTCAAGCATCGAGACATCTTCTGGCATATCTTCGCCAGCAAATATATATAGCCCTAGCCCAAACATTGCTAGATTTTTTACAAGACAGCGCATGATCGTTTTGTTGATATCAAACATAGTTGCTGCTTCAACTCGCTTTTCGATTTTTCCAACAATCTCTTTTTTCTTCGTTTCGTTATTCCACTGATAATCATTGACTTCGTAGGTATATGGCTCATCTTTCATTGCCTTGTTTGCACCATCCATGACAGGTAACCACATTTCACGTTTGATACCATTGACTGTGATACTGGTAAAAACCATATAGCCTGTTTTCTTATCAAAGATATACGGCAGATGTGTTTCTGGATCATGATAGATTTCATAATCTACTGCCTCGCACACTTTGCTAACTTCTGCCCAAGCCCATGCCCACGAAAGATAAGTGAGGTTATTTCGTTTTTCAGTAACACCTTTCACATTTATTTTGTATAAGCTATTAAAAAGCGTATTATCACTTCTATTTTTCAAAGGTTGTTCCTTTTCACTCATCAAATTTTGCCTCCATTTCAGCAATGTATTTCTTACCTGGTCCGTAATAAGAGATATCAATCAAGTTATCTCTGTCGTACTCTTCTAGTGCATCAATCAAGCCATCTTCGATGATGTAAATATATTCAGGTTTATTTGAATGTTTTGATAGATGAATAAGATAAACATGATCCCAAATGCTCACAAAATTTCCCAAGTCATCTCGATCACATGATAGTTCTTCATCCGTCAAGAGATTTCGTCTGATTTTTCGATTATTTGTTTCCTTGATATTCGATTTGCCCCAACTAGGATCAGTCAAATATTGATCTAGAGTGGAAAGTTCTTTTTCCATGTGGTAACATCTCCTTAGATGTATTTTCTTTGTGACTCTATGCTTGCCGGCGGAGTCACTTTTTTATTTGTTGCCATGCTTTTTGCTTTTCGATATGCTGCTTGCTTAAAATAATAGGACGGTTATTGGTCCACCAATTATCAGCAATCACTTTACCGATTTTTAGCGCTTCTTCTCGTGCCATAGTTGCTCCTTTCTTTTGAATCAAGCAGATTGATTAAAACCATCAATGCTGCGAACAAACTTCCCCCGATAATACTTTGGTGTGCTACTATCACTAATAGCCCTAGGATGAATCCTATAAAAAGTGTGTCTGTCTTCTTCATAATCTAATCTCCCTATTTTTTATTTCTAGCATTCTCAAATCCTCAAGTTCAGAAGCGATTAGTTCAGCTTGTCTATCTGATAGCTCATCGGCTTTTCTAAGCGCTTCACGATCATCTTGTAATTGTTTCCTGCGTTGTTTAATCAAACGGAGAATTTGATGTTCTTGTTGCAATGTGTAGGACATAAAATCATTCTCCTTTGCCTTTAGAACTCAAAGTTTTCTTTCAAAAATCTTTGGAGTTCTGATCGTTCAACTCTGATGTCTAACTTACTCCACTGCTGTGTTTTTAAGCCTAAGTTTATCCAATGTGTTAATTTGTCATCACCAATGCCTAAAACTTTTTTTACCTCTGATTTGTTTGGATATGGAGGAAGCTCCACTGACTTGTTCATTACCTTCAGTCGTTCATCAAGTGCATCTAAAACCTTTCTTACTATTTGTTCTGTCAACTCATCTGCTATCAATTCATCTGGTACTGTAATCTTCATCAAATTTTCCTCCTAATATTTTTGTTTACTTTTTACTCTGAAAATAATCAACTTGCTTCCTTCAAAACATCTGAAGGAGACAATATTTTTACACGATATTTATTTGCGTCTTTCCATTTTAAAAACCAAATAAAAGTATGGTAATGAATAAATGTGGTTGAATGTCCTGGACGAACAATTCCTTCTGAAAATTCAGGAATTGTTTCCATTTCCTTGCAGTATTCAACTAAAGTAGTTTTTGACATGCCGTGGAACTTCTCCAAGATCAAACTTTGACGATACCAATCGTCTGGGTTTGCTGCCTTCTCAGTAGCTTCTATCAACTCCGAAAGCGTTGGTTTTTTCATTTCGTTTTCCTCCTCTACAATTCGTACATAGTGATAATCGAATCTATAATTCTGTTTGCTTCTGCAGAAGTCTTTTTACCGTTTAAAATTAAAGATAAATAGCTTTTACTAATTCCAAATCTTTCAGCAAGCATGGTGTAAGTTAAGAACTTCGAACTTTCGACATATTCTTTGATTTTTTCTCTATCTCGTTGAGTGATTTCTGCAATGTCAGTCATACTAAAACTCCTTTCTAACAAATTTCCTCTAAATCCATTTGAGGGTAATAGCCCTCTGCGATTAATAAGTTGTAAATAAACACTCGCCCTTTCTGTGTCCATTTGGTATTCATTACAACTTTAGTGCCGCCATCGGCTTTCGGAATCTCACTTGTGTGCGATTTTGTGTATCCTTGGTTCATATGTTTTCGGTAAAGTATCCATTGTCCGCTAACTTTATGTTGAACACCTAACTCGTTAAGCAATTTGTTTAGAGCAATTGCCGACATTCCGTAATCAGCTGCAATTTGAGAAGTCGCTACCGTATCTGTCGATGAAAGAATCGTATCTAAGTAGCTAATCTTTGGTTCGTACTCGGCAATTTGTTGTTCGAGTAATTGGTTCTTTTCTTCTAAATCTGCTGCTAAACGCAATGCTTGTGCAAAACTTTGAGGTACATTTGAATAGCTACCTGTTTTTCTGATTGTTGGAAGGACTTCTTCCATTACCCAAGCCTCAAATTTTTCAGCGCTTGGTAAGTTCGATTTGATAATCAAGCGGTAAACATCTGATTCTGGAATAACTTTGAAAGATTGGCGACGACCTAGCGAATCGCTACCCCATGTTTTTACGGCTTTTTTACAATGTTTATTAGTAGCATCGCTCGGGTTTTTGTATCCTAATGTTTTAGCGACATCATTTGCTACGAAATACGGAATGTCATTTTCTAGAAACGTCCGAACTTCGTTTTGTTCGAAATTGAAAATTTGTGGTGTGTTCATTTTTTCATTCCTTTCTTTGGTATAATTTCCTTATCAGTGTGACAGGCTGAAATAATTGATAAGGAGGTGGCAACTTTGAAAGACTATAAATTGGATTTCCAGTCTGAATTGCCCATAGAGTTCGTAAATGAATTCAAAATTGAGGCGCCAGATAAAACTCGTACATTATTTACTTTCAACCACGATATGATTCTTCAAGAATTCGAAGATGATACTGTAATATGCGTTGCTCGTGATAGTGAGTTTTTAACTATCTATTCGAACCGTAAATTCAATCAGACAATACCGGTACGAAGCAAGAAGGTTATTATTTATTTTGAGGAATAAGCTTTCCTTCACCCGTCTGCGGATCATATTCTATTTTCGATTCTGGATGTTTGCGTTTAGTGTGCTCCTTGCTACTTCCGATAGCTTGGAGCAATTCTGCTATTTCTTGTGGCTTTGCTTCAATGCTAATTTTCATGTTGTTACCTCCTTCTCT